CCTCTTTGTAGGCTTTCTTAGCCATCTCCAACTCTAGTTCGGCAGCACCCTTGGCTGTGTCGATGAAGTTTTTCTCACCTTCAGTCAGTCTAGTTTTTAGCCGTTTGTTCTCTTCAAAAATCTTCTGAGCCATAGCCAGAGCCTCTTGCTGCTCTCGCAAAGCCGCTTCCTTGGCTCGACGCTCGTCGTGCCAGACCTTCTTCATCTGTTTTAGGCGAACTTTTACTTTATCGGAGTATTCCTCCAACTCATCAGCCTCAAGTTCATCAACAACGTGCTTAGGAAGCGGTTCTCTACCCCGATCTTCTTCCGGTGTATCGTCAACCACCTCAATATCGACATCGGGTTTACCCTTAGTCTGTTTCTCTTCTTGTTGCGGTGCAGCAACTTCTTTTTCCTGACCTTCGATTTCTACCTCGAAATCAGGTTTACCTTCTGCTTCTTTAGGTAACGGCATGATTAACTCCTATTTGCGGCTGATTCCACGGGGGTCTTCAACTACACCCTCGACAGAATCATCGTTAATGATCCGAAACTCTCGACCATGAATCTTGAGCCTCGTACCTGCGTGTGGGCGCACGAGAATAAAATCCCCTTCCTTACACCAAGGGCCGCTGGGAAAGCGTTCCTTGTCCTTATAGCAATCCGGCCCCATTTTCATTACAAAGAGCACCGTAGTCAGAAGCTCTTCATGCTGGATGGTCATGTCGGATTTAAGGATGCCACCATCGTAGGCTTCTTCGATGTTGGGTATCCCACACAGGATTCGGTAACCAGACGGATCCGGCACCTGCTTGGCTTTGCGCTCCGGAGAATCCGGAATCGTACTTACTTCACCTTCTTCTGTAGCGATGGCTAATTCACTCATCGTCTTTTTCCATCCTTTCTGCGGTCTCTGTGAGAACGTTGTTTGCAATCAGCAGGCCACGATAGATCCCACAAGCGTATTTGTAGTCTCCAAAGTCTTTTGCGTGACCCAATACTGTATCGTTTTCAATCACCTTCATTTCTTCTTGCAGTTTTTTTGATAAGTAACTTAATAAGTCTTCATTCACTTATTTTCCTTTTTCATCGAATTAATAAACTTACGGTACACACCTGCCGCATCCGCTTTACCCATCACTTTAGCGCGTTGCTCCATAGCAATTGCTGCTTGTATTTTATGAGCGTGAGAGCGACCACTAGATTTAATCTTAGATACGCTTGTTTTGGCATCTTGTGCTGAAGCAAACTTTAGTCCATGAATCGTGCCTTTAGGGTCTTCATCTGTGTATAGGTCAGAGTGTTTATCTGACTTTGCAGGCTGTCCTGGTTTACGGGGTATACGTTTCATCTATTTTTTAATCTTTCAGCAATCTGTGTCCCCATTTTAAGACCCTCTAACTCCATGCGGGCTTCCAATTCAGCACGATCTTTTGCGGTCTTGGCCCCTACTTGCATTCCTGCAATTTCTTTCTGAGACTCAATTCGCTCACGTTCAATATCCAACTGATCTGCTTTTGCCGCAGCGTCAGTTGTTAACTTCTGTTTCTTCAATTCAAGGTCTTGAGCCTTAAGTTGAAGTTCTGCTTGTTTCATCTGCACAATCGGATCCTGTGCAACCTGTTGTGCCTGTTCCTGTGCTGCTTGCGCTTGGCTCTTGGCAAGAAGTTTTTGTGCTCCTGCTGCGGCCAGACGTGATAGATGAATCTCCATTTGTTCAGGAATACGCTCATCATCTTCTTCATTAAAGGCAGGATAGGGAACACCTAACTGCTCTTCTAACTGACGACGGTATTCAAAGGCTACGTGTTCAGTAATGTGAGCCGCCATAGCCGCCATGATCTGATTAGCCATCGGGCTTTGCCCAACCATCTTGGCAATCTTCGGATCTTGTACCGCTGCCATATGCACAGCAATATGAGCTTCATGATCTTGATAGGCAAATGCTTTTACGGGTTTACTGTTAAGCACGTCCATGTTCTCCGTTACCGGATCACGCGGTCTCATGTCTTCTTTATTGGGAACTAATTTCTGGGCGTTTCTAATACCCAAAACCTCCAACATTTGACGATGCAAATATGGCAAATCGTAGAGTTGCGGGGCGGTAGCGGCTAGTTGCATGACCGCTTGATACTGAACCACCTTTTGAGACATGGTGGCCGCATTAGGATCGGAGACAGGGATTACGTCACACTGGTCGTAGTCCGACTGTTTAGCTCTACGGGTTCCATCTTCTGGTTCGTAAGAATAATTAGGCGGGGTGTAATCACGAATAATGATTTTTAGAAGCCTGAACTCCTGCTTCATTGCATAGTGAATTCGCGACTGAACTGCGCTCATCACTTTTAACGTGCGCTCAAGAATCGCCAGTGTGGTCCCTACGGGGGACTGAGCACTCATGTCAGAAATCTTCAGATCCGCTGCACTAGCAAATCTACGACCTTCTTCAACAATGGTGCCCAAAAGACTATATAGAACCTGCGACGGCTCCTTATAAGGGAGCGTCATGATGTTGTCTTTGATCGTGCCAGAGGCTACGTCTACGTCTCTAAACTCCGCTGGCGAAATGGGAGTATCGTCGCCTTTGACTCGGAGTCCCTTGGTTTTAAATCCACCGGGTAGGTTAGACAATGTGCCAGCATCGACCAGTTGGCGGATAAGAGAAGTGCCTGATTTAGCAAAAGCACCAATGAGGTGAATGAGGCCGAAGCAATAAAAGCCAAAGCCGGGGATGTAACCGTAGTGAACAAAATGGTTTCGTTTTTGTTTGGTGTCATCATCAGGATTCCAATTTCTACGAATTGCTAGAATTGTCTGTGTCTGCTTCTCGATAGTGACAACGTAAGGCAACGCAATACCCGTTGTCTCGCCGTCCTTGTCCTTATCTTCATATCCCGGTATGTCTAGATCAACGTGCATCTCAAGTATCTTGTACCGATCATCGGATGAGGCACGAAAGCCCATTTTCTCAGCGATCGTCTTCTCAACCTCATCAAACGTATCCTGTGGATCTGGCAGGTCTACATCTCTCCAAAAGCCCGCTACTTGAAGTTTTCTAACCTCGTTAGGCGTCTTACGCATCACATGCGTCACCCGCTCTGCGGTCTGGATGTTAGATGCGCCGTATGGCACCACGACATCTTCTGCTGGAATAAATACACTGACCTGACGCTCAAAACTTGGGTCGTAATACACCTTCTTAAACGCATTACCCGATAACCCCAGCCCCCACAGCATGCGCTCGTGCTCGGGTCTATACTCCGTCATCACATCGGTCAACTGATAGTTCATATCATCCTGAACACGCTGGGCAGCGTCTTTTTTCTCAGGAGTCTCACGACCAATAATCTGTGTCTTAACTGGGCCCCGTGCAGGAAAGGTCTCCATCATGGTTTCGGCTTGAAACTTTACAAGGGCTTCACTTAGTAACGGGTGATATACACCACAAGCCCCCGGCCAAGGCTCTGTCCTATCCTCAACCTTCATACCAAGTAATTCAATGCCGTCCACGTAGGTCTGCATCCAGTCCTTACGTGAACTTAGATCTTCTTCAAAGTCACCTAGCAGATCTCCTGCCAGTTCAGTCAGTTCACCCTCATCTATCTCTTCGGCAAGGTTGGCATTAAAGTCATCGCCATTTTCGTCTTTCTCAATCTCTATCTCCAGCCCACCAGCCTTAATACTTACTGACTCAGGATCTTCAATCTCAATCTCAATATCCGGCTCCATCATCGCCAGATCTTCATCCTTAAGTCCTAACGGAGGCTGCCCAAGTGCCTTGTCAATTGCCATGTTTATTTCCTATTTTTTAAAACCGCCATATTTGTTGCCGGTTTATATGTAAAGTCTTTTGCCTCTTTACCTGTACGTTTTACAGCACGATCAATTGCACGCTCTTCGGCTGTCATAGCATTTCGCTTCATACCTTCTGCCGTTAATGTTTTGCCATCTTGAGCCAAGTGTCCACGCTTTTTTAATATTTCAATAGCCAAATCTCGATTACCTACCTGAGCAGCCAATCGGTCTACTAACGAATTACGCCCCATGTGTTGCTGTGTAACCGCCATTAGTAGTACCCCTGAACACGCCGCCTAAAATACGGCTGCTCATCTTCTTCGTCCAGTAACGAACGCACAAATCCACCCTTACGGAAGCGCATCAACGCAAGAGATACCGAGTCAACGTAGTCATCATGCTCCCCCGCCGGGAAGGATGCAACCTCTTCAATTACTTCCTCAGCCCAGTGGGTGTTGGGTGCCCAGACTCTACCCGAAGCAAAGAGATCAGCCACCGCATTTAGCCTTGCAATCTTGTCGTTGCCTTTACTTGGCGTAAATTCTTGGACCGGAATGCCCATGCTTCTTAGCTCATAGATAAGAGGAGCACCAGAGGCTTTCTTCTCGATGATCACCGAGTCCGGCTGGTCGTCCTCCCAAAACTCCAGCGCCTTTTTTTTCAGTGCCGGGAACTCCAAACGGTCCCGAAAGGCATTTAGCAGGATGATGTTGGCCTGTTGAGTGCCCGTATCATCGTCTTTGTAAAAGACTCCCCAGTGGGTAAGCGCGGAATAGTCTGCACGGTTGCTTTTCTCAAAGGCCGTATCCCAAGCCATCAGGGTGAACTCGCAGCGCGGGGCCTCTTCGTCCTCCCACGTCTGCCACCACTCCCTTTTTACAATCGCTGAGGTCTCAGAAGTGGGGTTCTGCTGGTACTGAGCCATCCATTTGGTATGGGGCAACTCTTTTTGGAGGGCTTCTAACTCGTGACGGGGCCAAAACTGCGGCCACAAGGGCTTTCCCGAGGGCAAAATCGCTGGAAATTCAATAACTTCCCAGTCCTCACCCGATCTTTGGCCTGCCGCCTTGATAACTTGCCCGGTTAGATCCTTTTTAGACCACCGGGTCATCACAATTATGATCGCTCCCCCCGGCTGGAGTCGTTGTCTTGGCCCGGATGTGTACCACTCGTAGGTTTTGTCGTAGATTTCCGGGTTGGTTTCCGCTTGGGCGGCTTCTTGCTCGCTGTGGGGGTCGTCGATGATGAGGATGTCTGCGCCTTTACCCGTAACAGCACCTCCAACACCGATAGCAAAGTACTCTCCCCCCTTATTAATCGCCCACCGGCCAGCAGCCTTAGAGTCTGACTGTAGCGCCACTGCAGGAAAAATCTCTCTATACGTGTCCTGATCGACAAGATTTCTCACTTTCCGTCCAAAACCCACCGCCAACTCAGCCGTATGGGAGGTTTGAATCACTTTTTTATCAGGAAACTTACCTAGAAACCAAGCCGGGAGCAGGTAGGAGGCGAACTCAGACTTAGTATGCCGTGGAGGCATGTTGATAATTAGCCTCTTGACCTTCCCTTCAGCCACCCGCTCAAAGGCAGCGGCCATCTTAGTGTGATGTGCCCCATTAATAAACCCCGGCCAGACCTTTTGCACAAAGGCCATGAAGGATTTCTGGGCGTTCTCAGCCGATTTTCTCTCTTCTAACTCCTCCAGCAACTCATACAGCCGGGCTTTTACACTCGGCGGGAGTTGATCCAGTTGGCTCTTATTGGCTAGGAGCGTCTGCAGGTGGTTGCTGCCCATTCCCGCCCTCCTTCTTTAGCCCAAGCATGGCATCTAACTCATCGTCATCCGGTATGACGGCTGGCTCTTTTATCTCCTCAACATCTTCTACGTCGCCTTTAACCGCCTGCTCGACAGGGCCCATGTAGCGTTCCAACAAGGAGCCGAGTTCTTTCTCAATCTCCTCTACAGGTTTTTGCTTGATGGTCACTTCTATCTGGTCAGTGAAGAGTTGCACCCCCTTACGCTTACCCAACAGTTCTAAGGCACGCATCCGAATTTTGGGATCTTCGTTCTCGGTCTCTTCCAGCAACTTGTTCGTTACAAGATTCTGGATCCTGCGGTTGACTTCAAGGAACTCGTGGTCGTAGTGATCCAGCAAAGCCTCAAGTTTGAGGATGGTGCCCGGAAGTGTCTTTGCCGGGGTGAACTTCTCTGTGGCAATAATCTGGTGTGCCTTGGCTGAATCCTCCTCATCGGCTTTTACATCTGCACCGTTTTGGATCAAGTCCAGGATTGTCTGACAAGCAGCCTTAGCCCGCTCTCTGAAGCCTTCGGCCTCCTCTGGCGTAACGTCAAAGGGCAGCGGTATTCCAACTTCAGGTGTTATGACAATGGGCATGTAAGGGGCGGTTTGCGGCTCCAGTTGCCCGGAAAATAACACGGGAAATAAAAAAGTCAAGAAAAAATTATATACCCCCCGGGGGTATGGGACCCATTAGAAAAGACAAGGGGGGTGTTTCGCTATAAATGGGCAAGCCTTTTACTTTTACATTGAGTTGGGGGGAGGGGGTAATTGGATGTGCAAAACACACAGCGTAGCGGCGGGCGGGTCCCATATAGCCAGTTTGGGGGGTAGGGGGCGGGTGGGGGTTGCTGCCTCAAGTCTGACTTGAGGATTTTGTATCTCGTAGACCTATGCTATAGTTTGGTTGTCGCGACAGAAAACGCGACATTTCAATCAACCTTTATAGGAGTAGTTAGCATGACAACCAAGAAAACAACCAAGGCCGTCAAACCTTATACCCCGACTGTCGGGCATATTGCCCTTGCCACTACTTGCGGCGAGGCTCTGAACACAGCCGGATCTGCTAAGGTCCGTGCCGCTGAAGCCGCCGCCAAGTTACACGCGGCCAAGGCTGTAGTGGGCGCAAAAGGCAAATGTCCTCTTGCGGTTGCATTCGTTGAGGCCCGCTTTCCCAAGGGTCTCAATGCCAAGGGCAAAAAGGTTTCGGCCGCTGTCGTTGACACGATCCTTGGCGAGTTTCGCAAGGCCGTGAAAACAGGCAAGGGATATGAGGAAAACGCCTCTCGCGCCAAGGGTAAGAAAACA